GATGTTTTATTAACTGCTCCTTCAGGGTCGAAAGAATATTATTTAGAAGGTACTATATATGTAAGTGAAGGATACACCGCATGACTTCAGTTAATGTTACAACTACAAAAAATACAGTTACGGTAAACGGTGAAACCCGTGTTGTCACTGTAAAAACCCCTGGTCCTCAAGGCCCTGCTTTTGCTGATGGAACGTATGGAGATATTGTTGTATCAGGCAGTGGTAACGCTTTAACAGTTGCTAATAATGCGATAACAAATGCAAAGATAGCTAGTGATGCTGCGATTGATCTGACAAAACTTGCTACAGGTGCATTACCCACAGCTATAACTGTTACCAGTGCAAACATATCTGACCTTAGTATTGTTAATGCGGATATAAATGCTAATGCTGCAATAGATGTAAGTAAGTTATCAGGTGTTGTTCCTTTGGCAGGTGGAACGATGTCTGGTAATTTAAGGTTTGGTGATAATATAGAAGCTAGATTTGGGGCAGGAAATGATTTACGCATTTTTCATAAAAATCAAGCTTCCTTTATAGAAGATACTGGGCAAGGTGATCTTCATATTCGTGGTGCAAATAATTTAAAACTACAGAGTTATTTTGATAATGAAGATTTTGCAGTGTTCACAAAAAATGGTGGAGCAGAACTGTATCACAACAATATAAAAAAGATAGAAACAACTTCAGGTGGTGTTACCGTAACTGGAAATATAAATCTAAATGATACTGTTCCTCATATTAATTTTATTGATTCAAACGATAATCCTGACTATAGAATTACTAATCGTAATGGGTCTTTTAATATTGAAGATTTAGCTGGTTCAACTGTTCTATTTTCTACTACAGCAAGCCAAGCAACCATTACACAAAATTTAGATTGTTCTGCTGGTGTTGATATAACAGGTGATTTAACAGTAAGCGGAAACATGACCGTTTCTGGAACGACCACAACGATTGATACGACTACACTTACAGTTGAAGATAAAAATATTGAACTAGGCAAGGTATCAACTCCTACCGATACTACTGCTGATGGTGGTGGTCTTACATTGAAGGGTGCGACAGATAAGACGTTCCAGTGGTTAGATGCTACCGATAGCTGGACAAGTAGTGAGCATATTGCATTACCTGATAATAAAAGATTAAAACTTGGTGCTGGTCAAGATTTACAGTTTTATCATGATGGGTCAAACTCATTCATTCACGAAAGTGGTGTTGGCAGTTTATATATCCTATGTACAACAGCAGGAGAAACAGGAATATTAGTTAAATCTAATAATGCGGTAGAACTATATTACGACAACGCTAAAAAGTTAGAGACTACAAGTACTGGAACATTAACTACTGGATTTGCAGATCATCGTCAAGATAGCACTTCAGCATACTCGCCTACTGCTATTCCTTCTAATGTAATAGCTAGGTTTTATAATGAATCTGCTACAAATAATTCTCATGCTTCAATTACATTAGGATCAAGAAACGGTAGTGGTTCTCCTGATAAATGGTATATAACTTGTGCATCTCAAACTAGTTCTTTCGATGCAGATTTAGCATTTTCAACAAGAAAATCAAGCACTGATACTTCAGAAGTCTTAAGATTTACAAATGACGGTCACTTACAAATACCTAATGACTCAGGCAAGATACAACTAGGTGCTAGTCAGGATTTAGAGCTATATCATTCAGGTAGTCACTCATTTATTGATAGGAAAGCTGGTGGAACTGGTGATATTTATGTTCGATTAGGTACTGACAATGCAATTATTGCCAAGACAGATGCAGCCGTAGAACTCTATTACGACAATGTTAAAAAGTTAGAGACAAGAAGTAATGGCATCTTTGTAAGTGGATTAGTTGAAACTGGTACATTTCTTGCTACCAGTACAAGTGAATTTCGCAATAATGTAAAGTTTGATGGTGCTACTCCTGGCGTTGATATTAATTTCTTTAGATCAAATAATTCTCTTGGTTTTAGTACTAATGCAAAAGCAAAATTTGGTGGGTCGGGAAATTTTGAAATTTATTATGATGGAACGGAAAATATATTTAAAGGTGATTCTTCAACTGTTTTTAAAAATGCAGCTAACAATGAGACTCTTGCAAAATTTACTCCAAACGGAGCTATAGAACTCTACTACGACAACAGTAAAAAGCTAGAGACAACTTCAACTGGTATAACCGCAACTGGTTCACAGCACTTATTTACTAATGGAACGTCAGGAGATTGTGAGTTAGTAATAGCTGCTGATTCAAATAATAGTAATGAAGAACATAATCCTAGAATCGTATTTAGACAAGATGGAAATGCAATTTCTAATTCTATTGGTGTAAATCACCCAAACAACGCTGATCAAAATGACTTATACATAGCTAACGGTAATTTAAATGGAGATATTGGTTTTTGGACAGGATTCGATAGTAACAACCAAAATAATTATGCGGCTGCAACACTACGATTAAATATTACAACTGATGGCAGAGTACGAATACCAAGTGACTCAGGAAAATTACAACTTGGTGCTAGTCAAGATTTAGAGCTTTATCATGATGGTGGAACTAGTTATATAAAAAATAATGTTGGTGATTTGAGAATTGACCAAGCGGCTACTAACTCTCAAGCAAGTATTAACAGTAATATATTTAAGTTAAGAAATAGTGCTGTAAGTGAACTTTATTTACAAGCAACTAATAACGGAGCAGTAGAGCTATATTACGACAACAGTAAAAAGTTTGAGACAAATGCAAGTGGATGTCAAGTTACATCTACTACTGGTGCTTTTTTAGATATAAGGTCTAATGGTACTTTTGATGCTGTTCTACAATTAACAGCTAACAATAATAATAGTACAGATTGGACAATAAGAAATGATGAATCAGCTTCTAATTTATTAGATTTTAGATTTAATGGTACTCACAAAGCGAGTCTAGATAGTAGTGGTGCTTTAAGTTTAGTTGCAGACGCAACCATGAACGGAATTAATGTAGGTAAGGGTGCAAACTCTGTTGCTGGTAACACAGTTCTTGGGGAAAATGCTTTAGATGGTTCTGTTACTGGTTATGGCAACACCGCTATAGGTGAAAATTCTTTAACAGCGTTAACAAGTGGACTTAATAATACATTTGTAGGTTCTTTAACTGGTGATTCACTTACAACAGGAAGTAACAATGTAGGTGTTGGTCGTCATACTTTAGGTGTAGCTACAACAGCAAGTAATAATACAGCAGTAGGTACTGAAGCTTTAACTGCTAATACTACTGGAACATTTAACACAGCTATTGGTAGCAGTAGTTCAAAAGCCATTACTACGGGTTCATATAATACTATTGTTGGTGGAAATTCTTTATTTAACGCTACTACTGCGGGTTTTAATACAGGTTTAGGAGTTGCAGCCTTATTTGCAACCACAACTGGTTCTAATAACACAGCCATAGGTTATGAATCACTACAACAAAACACAACCGCAGCCAACAATACAGCACTTGGTTACCGATCTTTAAAAGCAAACACAACTGGACATTCAAATGTAGCTATAGGTGCTAATAGTTTAACTACTAATCAAACTGGACATTCAGCTACAGCAGTTGGTGAAAATGCCTTAAAACTTGCTACAGGTAATGGTAATACTGCTTTAGGTGCTGATACATTACAAGCAACTACAACTGGATTTAGTAACGTAGCTGTTGGCAGATCCGCTTTATATTCCAACACTACAGGAGACTATAATATTGCGATTGGTCTAAATGCTTTAACTTATAGTACAACTGCAAATGAAAACGTAGTAGTAGGTTCACAGGCAGGGATGCAGAACACAACTGGTACAAAAAATGTAGCACTTGGTTTTGATGCTTTAAGAAATAACACAACTGCAAGTAACAACACAGGACTTGGTTATAAAGCTTTATTTGCAAACACAACAGGAGGATTTAATACTGCTGTTGGTGCTTATGCCTTGGATGCAAACACTACAGGTGATCGGAATAATACTCTTGGTTATGAATCGCTTACTAAGAATACAACTGGAAATAATAACTCTGCTTTAGGTCATGCAGCATTAAAGGAAAATACAACAGGAGAAAACAATGTAGCTATAGGTTTTGAAGCTTTAGAAAAAAATACAACAGGAGATAGTAATGTAGCTGTTGGACAAAGGGCTTTAGATGCTAATACTACAGCAAATAACAATACTGCTGTTGGCTTTGAAGCTTTAAAAGTAAATACAACTGGAGCTAGAAATATTGCGGTTGGTAATAATTCTTTAGATGCCAATACCACTGCAAGCGATAATACCGCTATTGGTTATTCCTCATTAAGTGCAAACCAGACAGGTATTTATAATACTGCTGTGGGTGGCTTAACTTTACAAAGCAACACCGCAAACAATAATAGTGCTTTTGGTTTTCAAGCTTTAAAATTAAACACAACTGGAACTGGTAACAATGCTTTTGGAATTAATGCTTTAATTTATAATACTACTGGTGATTTTAACTGTGCTTTTGGTAATCAATCTTTACTAAAAAACACAACTGCCGATAATAATACAGGTTTTGGTACTAATACTTTAAAAGAAAATCAAACTGGAAGCGGCAACACAGCAGTAGGTTATGAGGCTTTAGTTGCTAATACTACAGCAACATATAATACAGCAGTTGGTTGGAGAGCTTTATATTCAAATACAACTGGTAGTGAAAACGTAGCAGTTGGAGAAGAGGCTTTATCATTAAATACAGCAGGGCAACACAATACTGCTTTAGGTATTCAAGCTTTAAAACAAAGTACAACAGCCAATTACAACGTAGCAGTAGGTGAAAATTGTTTAAACTATAACACCACTGGCGGTGACAACACAGCTATTGGCGCTGGTGCGTTACTAAGAAATACAACCGCAAGTAATAACACTGCTATGGGTCGTAATGCTTTACGAGAAAACACAACAGGAACTTATAACGTAGCTGTTGGTTCTCTTGCTTTAGATGCTAATACCACTGGTGGACAAAGTGTCGCTGTTGGTTATCAAGCTTTAACAAATGCCACAACAGGAGCTTTAACAGCAGTTGGCACCAATGCTTTACGAGATAACACATCAGGAGCTTATAACACTGCATTAGGTTATCAAGCTTTATTAGTTAACACTACAGCAGAATTTAATACTGCTGTAGGTCATAGTGCTTTGATTGCTAATACTACAGGTGTTAGTAATACAAGTATTGGTGCTTTTGCTCTAGATGCAAATACCACAGCAGATTACAACACTGCGGTTGGTAGGAGTGCATTAACGACTAATACAACTGGTGCGAATAATACTGCACTTGGTACATTCGCATTACAAAATAACACAACAGCTAGTAACAATACGGCTGTTGGATATTTTTCTCTTCATGGAAACACAACTGGCACTGCTAATACAGGAGTTGGACAAAATTCATTAACAACAAACACAACTGGATATAGCAACACTGGTTTAGGTCAAGAAGCACTTAGACGAAATACTCAAGGATATGAAAATACTTCTGTAGGTAGAGCTTCTATGGAAGAAAACACCACAGGAATCCAACACGTAGCTGTAGGTATTAAAGCACTTCAAAAGAACACAACAGGTGATGCAAACGTAGCTATAGGTGCTTTTGCTTTAGATGCTAATACCACTGCTGATCTTAATACTGCTGTTGGTGCAAGTGCTTTAGGTGCAAATACAACTGGAGATGCTAATACGGCTGTAGGAAAAGATGCAATGTTATATAATACTACAGGTAGATTATCTACTGCTTTAGGTGTTAATGCTTTATACAACCAAACTACAGGTTTATTTAATGTAGGAATTGGTAAAGATGCTGGAGTTGGTATTACAAGTGGACAATATAATACTGCTGTTGGAGCGCAAACTTTATTCACAAGTACATCCGCATCCAATAACACTGCTGTTGGTTATGGTTCGTTATTTGCAAACACAAGTGGAAATAACTGCACTGCGGTTGGTAGGAGTGCTTTAGAACAGAACACAACTGGAACTAATAACTCTGCACTAGGAAAAGATGCTTTAAAGCAAAACACAACTGGAGAATTTAATACAGGATTAGGTCACCATGCTGCACAAGCAAACACCACTGGAGATCAAAATGTAGCTGTTGGAACTTACGCCTTAAAAAATAACACCACAGCAAACAGCAATACTGCTGTGGGTTACAACTCATTAACAGCTAATACTACAGGACAACTTAATGTAGCTGTCGGAGACAATGTACTAAAAGACAATACAACAGGTAATAATAATACTGCTGTTGGTGGTCACAGTATGCTTAGAAACCAAACAGGTATTGAGAATACTGCCGTTGGTACAAGTGCTTTTGAAGATAATATTAGTGGTGATAATAATGTAGCTGTTGGCCGTATGGCTTTAGCAAGTAATACAACCGCAGATAATAACGTGGCTGTAGGTAGATCAGCATTACAATCAAACACAACTGGCACTGAAAATACAGCAGTAGGAGCTTTTGCTTTTGATGCAGCTACAACTGGAGCTTCTTATAGTGTTGCTGTAGGTACTTCTGCTTTAGGTTCTGCAACAAATGGTTTTAATATTGCGGTTGGAAGAAGAGCAGCTTGGAAGCTAACTAGTGGAAGTAACAACATTGCTATAGGTGATGGTATTATGAACCTTAATACTGCCACTGGTATTGAAAACGTTATTATTGGTTCTGTAGCTGGTTATTCTTTAAGCACTGGCTCATATAATGTAGGTATAGGTAGAACTGCTTTATACGCTAATACATCTGGACATTCAAACGTAGCTCTTGGTAAAGATGCTTTAAAACAAAATACCACTGGAGCTAACAATGTAGCTGTTGGGATAAATTCTTTAGAAAATAATACAACAGGTGGAGTTAACACTGCTGTAGGAAGACAAGCGATGTATTCCAACACTGAAGGTGAAAATAATACTGCGATTGGTAATTCAGCTTTATACGCAAACACAACTGCAGATCACAACACTGCTGTAGGCACTAATGCCCTACTATCAAACACAACTGGTGATTTAAACACTGCAATAGGTTCTAATGCTTTAAACGCTAACCAAGTAGGAGATAGAGCAGTTGCGATAGGTTATAATGCTTTAACATCACAAGCACCTACATCTAATACTGATACTAATAATGTTGCTGTTGGATTAAACTCACAATTTTCTACAACTACAGGTACAAACAATACTAGCGTAGGTACAAAAGCACTTGAACAAAACACAACTGGAATTAATAACACAGCAGTTGGTGAACTTGCTTTAGATGCCAATACTACTGCACAAAATAATACTGCTGTAGGGCGAGCAGCATTATCATCATCAACTGGGTCTGATAACGTAGCCGTAGGTTCTGGAGCTGGATACAATATAACAAGTGGTGCTAATAATATAGTTCTTGGTAAAAATGCTGCTGCCTCATCTGCAACTGTTAGTAATGAAATAACACTTGGTAATAGTGGTGTCGCTACCCTTAGATGTAATACACAAACCATATCTTCTTTATCAGATGCAAGAGATAAGACAAATGTAATTGACTTACCAGAAGGTTTAGATTTTGTAACGAAGCTAAGACCTGTAAAATTTGAATGGGCTACCAGAGATGGTAACGGTAAAGATGGATCGTTTGAACATGGTTTTATCGCACAGGATTTACAGGCAGCACAAAAAGAAAATGATGCTGATTATCTAAACATGGTCATGGACGAAAACCCTGACAGGCTAGAGGCAAGTTATGGTAAACTCGTACCAATCCTTGTCAAAGCTATTCAAGAGCTTACAATGGAAGTAAACAAACTTAAATCAAATGGCTGAACGTACTGCTGACGAAGTTGCACAAATCTTCTCTGCTGCTGGAGATAGCGTAACTCTAATTAACACCGCAAAAACATCAGATGAAACTGATGATGAATATAAAGATAAAATCAAGCGTAATGTAGAGCACCTTGAAATTATTAAGGCATATAAAAAAGAAGATGAAACCACATCTATCTGGACTAGCGAAGATTTCACTGCTATTGACAAAGCTATCACTGACGGTAAGAAAGTTTATTCGTAATACCTACAACAGACAAATACTTGACGTATTGGTATTATTGTAATAATTACAAATTTTTTATGTCAGCTTTATCTGAAAGATGCGAACAACGTAAGGCAGAAGCCCAGGCTCTTGCTGAAAAGTACAACGCAGGTATTGAAGAAGCACAAAAGCTAAACAATGCAAATGCACAACTTCTTGAGCAGTTTAAA